AAGAATATGTAATACCACGAAGAGAAGCTACTTTATCAAGTGCATTATTAATAGTTTCAACATTAGTTTTTAATCTTGCATCCGAAGTTGAAAAGGCAGTAATATCACCTGTTGCTGTAATTGAACCTGTTACAGTTAATGCGCCAGTGGCTACTGTACTGCTAAATGAAGCTGAAGATCCAGATATTAATTGTCCAGCATTAATACCGCCAGTAGCTGCAAAATTACCCGAAGTTGAAATTGATCCAGTAAATGCTGCTCCTGATAATGGTGCATAAGTTGAAGCTGCTGTACTGACTGTTAAGTAACCGTTTACTACACTGGCAGTAACATAATTTGCACCATTGGTAAATGCAGTATTATCTGCAGGAACAGTTGGCACAACAACAGTTTGCCATGAACATATACCTGAAGTTGCGTCAGCAGTTAAGAACTTTTGTGGGCCGCCGCCTGTGATTTTTAAATTACTTGGGGCTCCAATAGTTGCAAGTCCACCACCTATAGTAAATCCGCCATTAAATGTAGATAGACCTGTAAAAGTAGATGTGCCAGCAGCAGTAATACTAGCATTAGAATTAAGACTTCCAGCAGTTATATTTCCAACAAAGTTGTTTTGTGAGCCACCAACATTAATATTACCAGAAATGCCGGCGCCGCCGCGATCTTGAAAGGCGCCTGTAACTGTATTAATACTTGGGGTAGTTGTACTGATTACGAAATCGCTAGATCCACCAGACTTAATAGTTCCTGCTACAACAAGATCAAAATTACATACAAGATTTCCATTTGGATAAATGTCAACAGCATCAATTAATGTACTGCCGCTATTAACTTTAAAATTCATTGTACCGAGACTAGTTGTGTTAGTAATAGCAACATTCGGAGTGTTAACAGATAAATTCAAATTATTAGCTGTTCCAACTTTTAAACCAGCATTATTTAATATACTGATAGTACCAGTGGTACTTGAATTTATGTCTGAACGAAGATAAGCATTTCCATATATACCGCCTAACTTTTCAGAATTAGTTGCTTCTCCAGCAAATCTCGCATTAGTCAAGTAATCAGTTGATATTAAATTGAGACCAGGATAGATGTATTGAAATCCATCAATACTGGGATTTGGTTGAAAGGCAGACACTCCCTGCGTTGAAAGTATCATATAATAATAGCCGCTAACTTTAAAAGAAATAACATTATAATTAGAAGTACCATCAGAAAGTACTTCTGATGTGATACCTGCAAGTCCAGTTTGGGGACCAATTAATTTATAATTTCCATTGATATCAAACCCGTATAGTGCGCCTGTATCAGTTTTCCACCATAGGTCACCTACATTATTTGTAGTAGGTTGAGTAACACTCGCTGTTGTAGATCCAACATTCTTCCAAACTGATCCAGTATATACTTTTAATATATTATTTCCACTGTCCCACCAAATTTCACCCTTAAGTGGACTACCTGGAGCTATTGTGCTTGAAGAATTTTCCAATAGTCTAACAAAATTTTGATCTAATATGTTGCCATAGTTGGGATAGTTCTTTCCAACCAATGTTACAGTAGTTGACGTATTAATAGTACCGTCAGCTATAACGATAGGGTTTTGTCCATTGGTGGGTGTAATCGTATATGCCATATCTCAAGAGCTCCTACATCTTATTTAGCGAAGAATGAAATTGTCAATGATCTGTTTTTATTAAACAGCAGAATTATCAATTATATAAGACCAACGATTATTTGTTGTATCCCAGAATGCAATCTTTCCTCCAGGAGTACTATCTGTTACAGAAGCCATACTTCCAATTGTAGCTGTAATCGTTCGAAGTGAAGATGCTGTATATGATCCTACTTTCAATATACCCGAATAAGTAGGCAAGTAAGAAGCAACATTATTATTACTATAAGATATTTGAACTATCGGTGTTGAAATAACAGTTCTAGCTTCGACAACATCTGTTGAAATAGGAGCTTCTGACAATGTTAATACATTACCTGATATGCTATATCCTAAACTTGGTATCTGCATAACACCATTGATACTAACAATTGTTCCAGAAGTCGTAGCTTGTTGACTTAAATTAAAAGTAGTAGTTGATCCATCACCAGTAAATGTATCACTAGAAACAATGCCTGCATTAGTAATACCCAAAGCATTTAAATATGCATTAACTTCTGTATTACCATAATTACTCGATACAAATATTACACCATTGGCATAATAATATTCATTACTGTAAACTGCACCAGGAATAACATTTATATTACCAGCAGATAAATTTCCAGCATAGGTTGGCAAATATGCAGCAACATTGCTATTGTTATAAACTTGACTTTGTAAAGTTGATATTGAACTATTAGCAGCCGAAACATTTGAATTGATGGCACTGATTGCGTTGTTGGCCCATATATTATATGATCCAACATTTGATTGTAGTGTCGATATTGCCAAATTAGCTGCTGCAATATTACTATTAATAGTTACAACATTCGTCTGTAGGTTAGCAAGCCAAATATTTGCAAATGCTTCATAAGCACCAACATTACTTTGTAGTTGCGAAATAGCTAAATTAGCAGCTGAAAGATTTGAATTGATGGTACTGATTGCGGCATTTGCTGCACTTAAATTTGCATTAGTATTACTAATTGAATTATTTTCAGTACCGATATTTGATAAAATTGCTTGATCAACATAGTTTTTTGTTGCAGCGTCTTGAAGATTAATTGGGTTAACTACATTAAGAATTCTTAATGTATTCGCATTGATATTTCCTGTTAAAGAAGATAAGATCAGATCGCTGTTTAAAGCAGTAACCGTTGTATTGTTGATATAAACATTACTTGCAGTCACTGACCCGTTTACAGTTAATGCATTACCAGGCACAATAGTATTAATGCCAATTCGACGATTGTTAACATCATAATACATTAAATTGCTGTCTATAATAAGATCGACCCCGTTTCGAACGAGGTTATCTTTTAGCATAGTGCCTGCAACTTTTCCTAGAATAGCCATCTATGATTCCGATTTAATAGTATTTATAGCTATCAGGAAACGTAGATTTAGTTTGCGTCTGTGCTTGCAAAATTATGGAAAACTATAACAGTTTGCCCGCTAGGAGGAGCATTATAGAATGTAATTTGATTTCCGGATAATGTGTATGCATCATCTGGGTTTTGATTTACGTTGCCGACAAATACAATTATAGTGTAAGTTGCCAGTGGGGTCTGTGTCAAAGTAAATGTTGTAGTTGTTCCATCACCCGTAAATGTATCTTTTACAATTTTTACGGTACCATTAATAGCAACTTGTTGCCATGCATTGTAATAAATTTCAAATCTGCTAAGGTCAGTATTGAATCTCATTTGCCCATTAACAGGTGTACTGGGTCTGTCAGCAGTAGATCCAATTGGAATTTGTATCGCTGTGCTGCCTGTTTTAAGAAAATCGTTTTTAAGCAATCTAGCCATTAGAGTGAAACATATCCTACGGTTGTTGTAACAGAAGTATTAGCATTTGCGTTAGCATATACAGCATCACCATTATTTAAAATAATCTTTTCAGTTGAAACAACTAATGTATCTGAAGAAGTAATAGCATAGTTTGAATATACTTGATTATTTGCATAAGCAGCACCAACTGCGCTAGGAACCAAATAAAGATTAACCGTTTTAGTTGAACCACTTGTATTGCAAAAGTATAAAAGGTTAACTACCGTAGACCCACTACTTGTATAAATCGCTGTTGGCGTAGTAGTTAAAACCGTATTCGAAATTGCCATTTTTTTATTTCCTTAACCGAATATCAATGCTAAAACCGTAGCTTTAGTCTTGGTTATTAATTCATCTGACGTAACACTATTTACAACAAATAACCCGCTGCCGCCGCTTCCTGGAGTATTAGCTAATAACTGTATAGTATTACTAACATTAGAAGGTGTACCACTTGTTTGATAATCCATTTTTAAAATATCTTTAAGATAAGTTGTGCCCGTACCAAAAGCATTTAATGTTAGATCTATGCTGCTAGTAGTTGTTATTATTCCTGTATTAGAAATAAGTGTTGTGCCAATTTGCACATTACCATTGGAAGAGAAGTAATTAAAGTTATTACTACCAACAGCAACACCTCCTAAATTATATTGAATATTGTTATTATTACCGCCTGCTGGAAGTGTTCCAGCGCCTCCCCAATTAACTCCTGTACCAGTGGATGTTAATACTTGCCCACTACTACCCTTGTTGCCACCAGCATAAAGAGGACCATTAATGGTTAAATTACCGGTTATAATTTCGTCTTGGTTTACAATTTCTGTGTTAACCGTTGTTGTAGTACCCGCTACCTGCAGATTACCATTAATTGTAACTAAGTTTGCATAGATATTATAGTTACCAGAAACTCTTTTTGTGCTAGACATTCATTCTTCCAGTTTAATGTATTTATAGTCGTGACAAGAGGCTGAACAAGTCAGCCTCTTGAAATGGTTATTAAGCGTTACGAATCTTTACGCTATTAGCATCAGGTGCATTAAATGTCCAATGTACTGCGGTGTTATCAGCAAATCTTGCACCACCAGATCCTTGATACTTAATCACAGTTGCCTTATGACCACTAATCTTCTTAACCCAATAGTCATATCCATCAATATCAGTTGCTTGAATGAATAACCCAGTGCTATCAGTTGGGTAAGTTAAGTTTAGAAACTTAGTAGTAGTTGCTGTTTGAACCTTAAATCGACGGGCGCCTTCCTGCTTGATGATATCAACAATTGAACTATCACTTACGTCAATGGCAATGATAGCATTTTCTTGATAAGTTGTGACATTCTTACCTTTAACGTCAGCAACATTATCACCAGCATATTGTCCGCCGGTATCGGCTGTTAGCACAATCGTACCAACAGCCCGAATTTCATAAGGAGGTGTTATAGTTGAAAAAGTAACTGATTCTGTTCCAATATAACCTGATCCTTTTTGTGTTACAGCAAGATAACTTGCAGCAAAACCTACATCTAACTTACAACCAGTACCACCTGCAGGTAATACAGTTGTTGTATTGTTTGAGTTATAAAGATAAGTTGTTCCATAAGCATAATCGATGCTGCTTACAATCACAGCAGCTTCAACACCATATGTAAATGTAACAGTACCGCCAGCAGCATTATTATCCTGACCTGGAGTTCCACCTGGATTTGGACCATTGAAGTCACCATCACCGCGAGTATTGTATGTTGGATTTGTTGGATTTGGAGTATTGGGTCCACCGACAATCGTTAGTGCTGTCTTTGGAGCAGCAGCAAAACTAGGGCCGCCATCCCATACACCATAGACAGATATACCAGCATTATAACCAGTTAGATGATGTCCGCCATCCACCGTTAGACCTTTAAGCTGCGTGGGACTTGTCCAGTGTGAATCAACCCCCGCATCCCAAACAATCCATTCGCCGCCGTCCCAGTTAGTATTTGAACCTGATGGAACAAGTGTAGCACTGATTACACGCAACTTAGAAACTTTCCAAGTTGTGCCATTGGCATCAGTTAAGATATCGCCAATTTGATAACCTGTGCCTTTGGCGTTTGGACTACAATTCTGTGCCACACTATGTAGTACACCAGCTGCTTGAATGCCAGTTGGAATACTAGGTGCTGCCAATGAAGCAATCGTTGGAAGACGATTGATATAGTTACCAACATTGCTAAAACTAAAGCTGGCAATGCCTTCTCCACCAATGTTATCATCAGTTAGAATACCGCTGTTAACGCCAATGTTTCTATTACCAAAATATTTTTTATTGAGTGGTCTTCCCATAATTAAGCTCCTGGAATTGATACTGTGCTGTTAGAAGCTGCACCAAACTTCCACTGATACTTAACACCATTGAAATCTAATAGAAACTTGTTTGTAAGTCTATAAACATAGAAGGTAGTCGGAGCCGATGTTGTTGCTGTAAGACTCATTTCACCAACAGCAAGACTACTGCCTGCCTTATTAGCAAATGTACATACACCAGTATATGTGCCGTCTGTTACTAAGAAACGACCTTTGCCTTTCTGACGAAGGATGCTGCCATTGGCACCTTGGCTTCCGCCATTTAAATATACTTTTACTTGAATTTGATTACCGGTAATTGAAGTCAAACCACCTGTACCGCCAATTACAGCACTTTGATCAAAACCTACGTTTACCGTAGCAGATTTCTGAATCTTAAACTTTGCCATTTATTTTATTCCTTTAAATTGCGACGTTCTATGTCGCTCGAAGTGGCTTGCTCCGAGAGTTCATTCGAACAAATATATTTATCATTTTTTCTTTTCTTAGTTTCTGAAATTTTTCTTTTAGTTTCATCACTAAGTGTCTTTCCACGCCTAAAATCGGCTGGCTAAAACCGCAGTCTAAAGCGACAAAGTATTTATATTAGCAGGGCATTTCGGCAAAGGGCTCTGGCTGAACTGTTTGTAAGGTTAAACTGGTATTGTTGTTAAATTTATTAAACAATACTCTTGGTAATCCGCCCCACAGAGAATTTAATACAGTATAATCGTTGTTTCCACCAAAATAACAAAGTCGTACACCAACATTAGCCAGTTCGATGTTTGTTAACCAGTTCTTAAATTCCGCAGGTTTAGCAGTAGGATTCACTTGAAGTATTAATGTGCTCAATCCACAAACTTGAGGACTCGCCATGCTTGTTCCTGTAATACAGCCTTGCTTGAATACTGCGTTTAGATAATAAGGCGCATCGCTATAGCCCTCATCAGTAAATGTATTTGTGTTTGATGTTGCGCTGTAGATAGCATATCCACACGCATAAATGTCAACACCGGGACCACCTTCACTGAAGTCTGCTTTTTGATCTAATGAACTGCTGTATGGCATCAGGTCTAAACAACCAACATTGATTGCTCTTGTGCTGTAGGGACTTGACCCTTGATTGTAATACACTGGTAAATTATAAGAGCCAGTATCAAATAAGAAGTAGTTGTTATAATCAGGACCGCCAGGAAGATCAATCTTAACACCATCATTACCAGCAGCAATAGCAACATGTATGCCAGCATCAATCATTTCTTCCAAGATGCTGTCAGTTGCTGGATCTCTAATAGTGAATGTTCCAAATTCACCCATACCATATTCAGGATGAATGTCTGCTTCTAAATGAGAACCAGTCCAGGGTGTACCTCTATAATTGCCGCCGGTAATAAAAGTTGCAGTATCGACCCCAGTATAATAACTGCCACTAAAACCCCAACTCATATTAACAATAGTTGGACGCTTGATGCCTGTTTCAGGATTAACTGGTTTATTACGATGCCAACCAATGATAAGATCAAATGCTTGGAGAGAATTGATACCATTACCGTCAATAGTAAGATCACTTAATTTCATGCTATAGATTGCTGCGTTCTTTGCCCAACCATATGTCTTACCAGTAGCAATGCCAGCAACATGCGTACCATGTCCGTCATGATCAGTATAAAAATTAGAGGGCATTGAACCACTAATACCAGCCTCAGAATACCAATCAATTGACACTACACGGCTGTAGCCTTCTGAATTTTGAAACTCAGGATGATTTGCCTGTATGCCAGTATCCATAATAACAACATCAACACCAGATCCATCTAATGTGTGAGTATATCCATTGGGAGCAGTTTGAGCTGTACCATAGACATTATCTTTACTATTATGTCTTACAAGACCATAATTTAGATTATTGCCGGTTGATACTGAATCATTAGCGGGTTTGTTAAAATTACCTGTCTGCACAGCCGCAGGTTTTGGCTTAAACCCAAGATGCTGTATTGGGACAACAACGCTGGCAACACGAACATCATTTTTAAGTAATGCTGCTTCAGCATCAGTTAGAACATAATGACAACTACGCTGACTACCTGGACGCTCATCGATAATTCTAACAGCACGATCAGGAACATAAGTTGATCCTGATCCGTTAGTTTCAATTTCTTGCCAGAAAGCAGCGTAGTCGACACCAGGATTTAGACTTACAATGTATTCTTTGCCATCAGCATATGCAGGAATGCTGGGTACTACATGTGATTTTATACCTGGTGTCTTCTTAAGCATCTAAATTAACCTTTTGCTGGTCTTGCGGCTTTAACGGCTGCTATTCTTGCTGCGGCGTGTTCGGCACGATCTGCTTTTGCTTGAGTAATAGCAGCAGCAACAGCGGCCTGTGTTTCAGCATTGATCGGAGCAACAACTGCCTTACGGCCGATTACTTTTGACTTTGCTGCAACAACACGAGCAGCAACAGCGGCTGCTCTATCTGTTTTATATTTGGCTAGATCAGCAGCACCTTTAGCAACTTTTGCTGCTTGCTCTATCTGTGGTTTCTTCAAGCGAGGAAGAAAAGCAGGATGTGCTTTAAGTGCTGCAAGATCGCCAACTACAGCATTATCCACAACAACCTGCGGAAGAGTTGTATAACCAGGTACTGCCGCAGCAACATCTGACTTCTTCCACTTACCGCTGTCAATCTCTCTTACTTCAACTTTTGCACCACAATTACGCAGAAGACTAGCAGCCTTGATTCCATCTCTGTTGTCAGACGTAGTCCAGATTACAGCAGTTTTCTGCGGTGGCTTTGTTTTTCTTGTTGTCAATGTCATTTGTTAATCCTTATTATGTCTGTATCATCCACTTGTCTGTTTCAATCTTTAGGATTGTTACATAAGTGTCTACGGGTACATTAATGTTGTTATCAAGACCAAACTTGCTTAAGATCAGCGTTGTTGTCATATTATCAACTGGAACAATATGTGTTGAGTTAGTGCTGCCAGTTACCAATGTAATACAAGTTCCAATTGGGAATGCAACGCTGGCGTTAGTTGGAATCTTAACATCACCTGTTCCTGTCTTGTAGATGTGTTTACCACGATCAAGTAATACAAGTGTGTAATCACCATCAGCACTTACTGCATGTTGTGGGATGTCTTGATTTAGAACACTATGACCATCACTGTCAACAATGTCGCCACCTGATGGAAGTTTGAACTTACCGTCCTGTTGGAAGTACCAGTATTGATCGTTTGCTGTGATCTGAAGATCATAAGCATCACCCATTGATACAGCATCAGTTGCTTGGATGTTTACACAGCCGCTACCAATCTGCCAGAAACCATCAACATTAATATGACCGCTTGGTGGTAGTTGTAGACTGCCGTCACGGTTGAAGTACCAGTAGTTATAAGTTGAGGAACCGGGTCTATTAGCATGACCTGCTTGAATTACAAAGTCATATGGATCTGGATCAACATTGTCTGTAGCACCAATGTATGGGTAGCCAGCATTGCCATGACGTTGACCAATTGCCCAATAACCGCCCATGTCAATATCTGAACCATTACCATACCAATTTGGAGCATATAGCGTTCCGTTATTGTCACTTGTAAACTGCCACTGATAGTCACTTGATGCTTGGATAGTAACACCATCACTATTAAGCGAAATCTTGTTTGTGTCATCCCAGTGTATGTAAACGCCGCCGCCACTTTCAACTGGAGCAAACATGCTGTAGATGTTTAGGTCATAACCTTCAGTTACATAAAGATCTGACTGCCATGGACTGCTTGGATTTGTTTCAAAATGTATATCACCAATATGATTGTAACCATAGTAGTAATCATAATAGTTGTTGCTGTTGCCAATGGCAATCTTAGGTGCTATGAATGAACCATAGTAATCATCAAACCAAAATTTATTATTAGCAGTAGTTACAGCAACACTTCTTGCGTGATAGTATTCATCAAATCCAGTATCAATATTGTTATTTTCAATATCAACTCCGGCACCTTGACGTCTGCCAGTATAAGATCCAATTGCTACTATACCACCGTTAGGACCATTACTGCGCCACTTATCATGTACACCAATGCTCCATAGAGCATCAGTTGGATTAATATTGATAAAGCCTTCATTGTAAGAAGTTGCTCCAATACCGTAATAATCACTGGGGCCGCCCATCCCGCTACGATAACTATTATCATAACGATCAACTGTATTAACAATATTAACATTAAATGTATCACCCAGTGTTAAACTGTTGGTTACGCTGGGAACAACTTTGCTGTCATTTCTTAGAGCATTCTTGTTAATGTCTAATGCGCCATAAGCAAAACGGCCATTATTAAAGCCGCCTTGATATTTTGCGAATGGAGTATGTACCCAATCTGTCATATTAGCAGTGATATAGGCACGACTTGAATTATTACCTGTACCTAAGAACTTACCACCACCATAAATCAAGTTGCGGATTTCATCACCATGTGTATATTTTACCAGTGCTTGGAAATGTACATCTTCGTTATCGAAACTTTCATAAATTGGATACTTTAATGTGATTGAATTATTGTCTGTATTCTTGGCAACTACAATATTTGGCTCATACCAAGTTGTCTCTCTGTCTTCGTCAGTCATTAACCAGTATGTTCTATCCTGAGGATACTGCTGATTCTGCCCATTATGATTGTCAGCACCAGCATAAACTCTCTGTCCAACAACAATGTTAGTTAGATTTGGTAATACAAGCGTATTATCACCCTTTTTACCATATACACCGCTCTTTGTAACTGTGGTATAAGTGCCAAATGCGCTGGTGTCCAAGCGATTTGTTTTTGCCTTGTCGTGATATAGACCCCAGTTACCATCATAGTTGTCCATAAACCAAGTGCCGTTTAGTTCAACAACATATGATCCACTGATTGTAACTCGTTCGCCATGCCACTGGCTTTCTGGTGCTTGTCCCCAAACAATCTGATTACCTGTACCATTTGGACCCAAGTAAACACCACCTGATGTACCAATAGCAATTCTATAGATACTGGCATAAGCAGGTCCTGGAGTTACATAGTTCCAAGTTGTACCTTGATCTGGAGTATAGTATACAACACCATAGTAATCGCTAATGGCCATATAATTAACACCATCAATCTCACCAGCAGCAATGTCTTCAACACCATAGTAGTCGCTGTGAGAAAGATTTAGTCCAGTTATAGCAGTACCAAGAAGTAAATCGTTCCATGAACCCTGTCGGGGATCAGAACTTGAGTTAACATAAATGTTTGCTGTATTATAGTAGGAAATCCAACCATGTCCATCATACCATGAATGCCATGAACTGGCAGGCATAGTTGCGAAATAACTGCTGCTGTTTAGTGGAGTTGTGATGCTTGTGATATAAAAAGCACCTGGATTTAGTCTGTCACTGCCATTTGGATTGGTAGTATTAATATGATAATTAAGTGAGAACAACCAACCATTTGCGCCACGAGTAACGCTGCTGATTGTCATACCGGTTGCTGTACCAACAGAATAATTATTCTGAGCAACAACAATACCGTTTACATAAGCAAGATCAATATCAACCTTAGTCCAAGTTGCGCCATCTGCGCTGTAAGCAGCGATTGGTCTATTGGTATTAACACCAGCATCATGATAATAACCGCCAGCAATAAAATAGCCTCCACCAAAATCTAATGATTCCCAAATAATGCTTTCGCCATTTGGTCCACGACGTGTGATATCATCATTGGGAACAATTGCTGCTTGATATGGACCTGTGCTATAACGAAGTTCGTCTTTATCTGTTATGTTACTATGTGCTCGGTATACTATTACTCCGTTACCAATCGCAATACTATTACTATACCAATCAATTGATTGCTTTGATCCAATGCTGCTAGTCTGCACTGGAGCAGTCCAGTGGATACCATCTTCACTGATTCTTGCCACTTGCGAATAGTAATCATTGACATTGACAAATACAGGCTGTAGACCACTTTCTTGAACTGTATAAGCAAGATCGTTCCAGGCTTTTACACCGTCACCAATCTTCATATTGTTAGTATCAAGTTCAACGCCAGGCTCACCTTGAGCAAGTATAGGGTTAGTGCTTGCCCAATTGCTTGACAAATCTCTTCTTAACTGTATTTTTGCAGCCATCTGAAAACTCCGTTATAGTGTATTTATTGTTAGGCTTCGTTTCCTATGCGGTCTTATAATCCAAATCTTGTTCTCAAGAAGCCATAGTTCTGTTGTATCTGTATCAAAGACAACTTAGTGGTGTACAGAAACATGTTAGCAATATATCCAAATGGCTGTGAAGCACCAGTACGACCAACATTGCCTGTTACGTTGTGATTGTTGCCCGCAGATGATGCTGTTGTAGTACCTACTTGTCGTCCATTGATATAGAATGTTTCACCCGAGCTGTCACCTGTCACTACCCACTGTGTCCAAACATTAGCCAAATTGGCTACATCATATCCAGCTGAGTGAAAGTTAGTTCCATTGTTGTCCCACGTGCCTAAGTTATTTGTTCCTGCCTGTATCAATAAGGGATGATCATCGGGACTGGTTCTAAACAAGGTGCGATAACCTGCTGTGCTGGCAATCATACGGGCCCAGGCAATATAAGTAAAGCCTGTAGTAGGTAGTAGTGGTCCAGGAGTAGTGGGACTGATACCATAAGTATCAGAACAGTCAAAACATTTGACTCCACTCACTGTGACAAACTGACTGGCATTGCCTAGATTTTGCGTACGACTGTTACCTGACAGGTCAGTAATAGCTCTACCAGTACCTGGATAGCTTGCGTTATCATTGGCATCAATCCATATGGCAAGATTGCTAGTAGTGATATAAGCATCTACCACTGTAGTCCCTGTTAGTGTTACACCTTGAATAATCATGATCAACCCAATCTAGTATAACCGTAACTTACAGACTGACTGGTTCCACTATTGTTAGTGATACCAAAGTTAAACGTCCAAGCTGTTGTAGTAGTTACTGTGGCTGTACTGATACCATTTGCGGTTCCGATAATCTGCGCAGGTATCGCTGTGAGTACCAAAGCATTGCCTGTGGCATAATACCAACCATAGCTGGTGCCCAACACTGGCACATTTTGATTAGTCACAACCACCGTGGCTGTATAGGTAACTATACCATTGTTAACATTTCCATTCACCCACAATGTGTATGTGCCTGGGCCAGGCACACTGAAGTTGACAGTGTTAGCTCCTGCGGCTAATGTCCAAGTTCCTGCATAGGAAGAAAACTCACTTGCGGTAACTGTTCCATTGGCTGGCATGGTAAAGTTGCCAGCATTGTCAAATGTATATGTATAACTACCAGCTACTAGATTTACATTGGGTTGTGATCCTATAATGTTACTTGCTTGATTTACAGTTAGATTGGTCAACTGTGATCCGTCGCCAATAAACTTGCCGCCGCCTGTAACAGTAACATTGCCACCGATTGTTAAATCACCCGAGTCGCTTAGATCTAGTAGAGTGTTAGAATAAGCACTATTGATGATCTGTAAGTTACCTGTATCGCTCATGCGTACACTTTTGTCGGTATGTATAGCACCAAAATTATTATTTGTAAATTTAAATATACCAGCATATCCAGTACCGCTGTCTGAAGTATTATTGCTTGTAACGGCGATTGGTCCAGATGTTGTTAGTTTACCATCTATACCAAATATCCAAGCGCCGCCACCGGGCGAAAATATAGCCGATGATCCTCCAGAAAACCCTGTTAAAATATTTTGATCAACTGTAAAATACCAAAGATGATTTTGTATGTCATGGGATATATCAATAACATTAGCAGCTACGTGTGTTCCCCAAGAAACAGTTACTATTGCACCAACTTGTATTAATGCCGGTTTTACAGTTTCTTGACGGTCGTCGACTATTAAACGCCAAGCTTCCCCCAAACTATCTGTGTTAGCAATCACCATAGTTTCATTGGGAGATGTGCCAGTCACTATAGATAGATCGCTTTGGCTATGTATTTTGCCTGGTAATGTTAAATTACCGTCAGATCCAAATGTCCATTTTGTGCCAGGGGATGATGGTTGAAGACTATTGCCGTAGATGTCCACGCTGTGCTGATTGACTACAATACCTGCTGCATTATAGCCTTTGCTGTCATCTCCGTAAGGATAGATTCTAATAGGATCGTTAGTGTAAGACCCTCTAATATTCAATCCAGTAGCCCAAGCTGCACCAATATGATCTGCCTGTTCAAATATCTGTGAACCTGATGAAAATGTTAGTCCGTTTGGCAATGTTAATGTGCCGTCTGTATTAAAATTCCAGTGATTACCATATGATGAAATATCAATAGGTTCATCACTAACAAAATGAAATCCCATAACACTTTGTATGTAAGCGTTTCCATATTCAAAGTTTAACTTGCCATCTGCACCAAGTATTACTGCATGACTATCTTTAGTCAATCTATCAGGAGAACCACCAGCATAAGCCAAATCCGCCCAAGCAGTGCTACCATCGCCATACTTGATTTGATTATTATCAATGTCTAATCCTGGCTCACCATCATCCAGGATGGGATTGACTCTTACCCAGTTTGCTGTTGTATCTCTTCTTAATTGTATTTTGTTGGCCATATTATGCTCCGCCACCGTTTAATGTAGTTGTGTATACGCTGTTGCCAGCACCTGCGCCATCAAATACTGTGCTGCTAGGTCCAAATCTTGTGCTGCCAAATCCACCATCAGCAAACATTACATTACTATCATAAATCGAGTATGCACCGCCGCCATCAATATCAATGTTTTGTAGCGTAATCGACTGACTTGTTAGTAGTTTATTATTATCTGTAAGCTGACTGATGTCTTCTGGCAATTCTGTTAACCAAGCTGCTCTAACACCGTCGCTACGCTGATAGACACCGTTAATTGGTAATCTTACATTGCTGTTCTCTTCAGTTCTAAGTAGTGTTTCCCAAGCCCCATCAACATAAGTCTTAACTTGCTTGTCATCAGGATTAAACAGCAAGTCACCAGTCTTACCCAGTACATACGATGTAGGAAGATATGCCAAGTTCAACGGACTTTGAACAATATTAACACGATTAGCAGCCGTTAAATTTAAATCTGTTGTGCTATTAAATTCAGGAATGCCGGTTGCAGTTGTACTAATTGTTCCTGGAATTACTGTATTGCCATTTGAATAAAGTGTTAAAGAATAGTCACCATTGGTTAATTGACTATTAATAAGAGGTAGACTACCATCAATGAATAGGTTTCCACTGGATATTGTAAGATGATGTGAATCAAGATAAAAACTTGTTGTACTTACATTGCTTGCTATAACACTCAAAAACTCAACGCTATTGGATGTGTTTAAATTTTGATTAAATGTATTATCTTGCCCAACAATAGACCCATTAATATATAAATTACCATCGGTTGCAGTAATATTATGATTGCCTAATTCAAATCCAGTGGTAACTAAGTTACCAACTGTAACATTTCCAGTAATAACAACTGGGTGATTTGCATTTAATCCAGCAATAGTTTGATCGATAACAAATATATTACCAAGATTGGAATTACCAGTTCCTGGGGTTCCAGAAGCATTCCACTTAACACCATCCCATATGTACGTTATGCCATTGGGTGCTTCATAAGGTGTGCCTGGTGTCTGCGGCTGTGAAGGAAAAACTAATGCCATTTCTTAATTCCTAATAATTATATTTACCCAATAATTTAATATCACCAATTGCTTAGTAAAGATCTCTTCCAAGTATTTGTTGCAATACAGATATAAACATAATTGCTATCATAAGCAATTTGGCCAGGCGTTCCTGTACTATTCGCATGAGCTGGTGCAGCTATTGCTATGGATGGCGGCGGACTAGTATCAACCCACGCATCATTTAGATAAACAAAAATCTTTCCACTATTTGTATCATACCATAATTCACCATTGACTGGAGAAGAAGGCGGAGTAGCAGTAGGCGGGATAATACTATTAGATCCAACTGAACTTATAGTTCCATTATTAATAACTATTGTACTATTATCAACTTTTACTAAACCTAATTGACTGTTAGAAGCAGTAGGGACTGAAGTAATATAACCCCTACTTGTGACATATGATTCTGTTGCATATGTAGATAAGTTAGAACTTGTTAGATACCCTTGACTTGTAACATATGATTCTGTTGCATATGTAGATAAGTTAGAACTTGTTAGATACCCTTGACTTGTAACATATGATTCTGTTGCTAATCCTGTTAAAATAGATTGGGAATTAGAAAAGTTAATGAATCCACTTGCAGGTAGTGTTAAATTGCCATCATTATTAAAAGTCCAAGTTGGACCATTAGCACTTAACCAAACATTACCTTCTTTTGGAAGTTTTAAATAATTGTAATCATCGCCAAAGAACAGATCAACTTCAGCAGGATCTTGTTTCATAATATGAAAATGATGGCTTTGAGTAATAATTATTTCTGGTTGATTACCAAATAATACAGTGCCACGTGGCGTAGTAATTCTAATACCATCGCTGCCGTCATTATTAAGTTGAATGGGATCATTACTACCGTTAGGCGGAACAATTATACTGGCTGTATCAAGACGAGGAAATTGAAATTTGTCAGTATTAAAAAAACTAAATCCACTTTGAGATAATAAAGTTCCACCTGTATAAGCATTTGGTAATGACAGCATACCGTTACCATCAAAAGACCAAGTATGCTTAAAATTAGGATTTCCTGTTTCGCTACCAGCTTGTATTTGAACAGGACCACTTCCGCCGGTGCCAGGATCACCGTGCCCACCTTGAATAATAGTAGATCCGCTGGTTGCATTAGATCCCGATACTGCACCAGCGCCTATATATAGATTCGCCCCTACTACACCACTGCCAGACACACTTGGAGTAGTAATTTTTCCTGAAACAGTTAAGGCGCCATCATTACCCAACTCTACAATATTACTACCGTTAATTAATTCACTGGGAGTATGACTATTAGCTGTTAATACACCATCGTTATCGATTGATAAGCCTAAACCAACCTTAATACCACCTAATGTTGATGCACTTGCATGTGGTAAAATATATGTTGTATTAGGCGCAGCATCTACCCATTGGCTTTGATAATAGATATATGTTCTGCCACTATTGGGATCATACCATAATGCTCCAGGAGTTGGACTATCAGGAGGAGTTGAACCAAAACGTGGAGTAGCACCAACTAATTCAGTACCACCGTAGGTAACGCCATCCATGACATAAACTTTGCCGGTAATATCGTCAACAACTAGCTCACCGTCATGACCCACAAATTCATCAATTGGAAGTTTACTGATTTTACCGTAGTAGCGTCTTAGCATGATCTATTCCCAGTGTATAATGTATTTATGGGTGTTGGGTGTTTGCCGAGTGCATGGCAGGTATGTGTGCAGTGCAGCATAGATTCAGTTGACTAACGATAAATATCACGTATACTTAGGAGAAGGAGGTGACAAAGATGATGACATATTTGAATTATTTCGTGAATGCATTTTATCAAAGCATTGATACTGTGTTTAGTTCAGTAGACAAGGGATTTAGAGCACGCCGTGCATATGAAGAACTGAGTAGATTGAACGACCGTGAACTACATGATTTGGGATTAAACCGTTACGACATTACTAGAGTTGCGTTTGAAAGTGTTCAATCAAAAGCTTTTAGATAATACATTAAAAATCAAGTCAAGAAAAAAGGGGCACAAGGCCCCTTTAGTATTATTTTATTGACTTTAGATATTAACTAAAGGCAAGGTTAGAAACCGCGATCTCGCTGAGATAGTCACCAGCGTTACCGAAAGATGAAGCAACATTGGTTAATTCTATGTAGCCATATCTCGTCATAAAGCCAACTACTGGTTCGAAAGTTGATGGATCTAGTACAACACCACTTGACATTAGAGGAATGTATGGGCAGTAGAATGCAGCAGCATCAGCTTCTGAAGTTCCCTTGTAACCAACTAGTACTGGGATTGTGTCGTCAGCATAGCTGTCAACATAAACACGCATTGCACCGTTTAGAGTACCAACGAACTTAGTGTTAGTTGGAGCTTCAAATGAACCTTCAGTTGTACGAGCGAAAGCTGAAGTAGTTGCGCTCTGTAGAACAGTTAGTACAGTTGGGCTTACTACGCACCAGTTACCAGCACCACGACGTGTGCGCTGTGCAATGGCGTTGGCTGCTTTATTGATTAGAACAGCTAGAGCAGCATGTTCGTCACCAACGAAAGTAGCAGTACCACTTACAGTTGCTTGGTTAAATGTATATTCACTAGCTGCTAATGAACGTAGGCTATATAGGATTTCCTGATCAATTTCAGCAGTAATTTCCTGTGCAAGAGCTGCCATGATTTCTGCTTCAATGTCAAGACCATGCATTGCCTGTGCGTCCTGAGCAGCTTCAAAAGTCCAGCGAGCTGATAGCTTACGAGTCTTAGCTTCTACAGGCTGCTTCAAGATCTGCACGTTCAAGCGACGACCTGGAGTACCTTCAAGTGAACCAGTTGTACCAGCAAGACCAGTACCATTAACGCCTGCTGCACTACCGGAGTAGCCTGAAGCAATCTTGAATGGGCTTAGAGCTTCGTCACCGATGTTAGCACCAGTAGCAAACTGACCTGAACCAGTGCTAGTGAAGCCATCAGCATAACGAACACGTAGTGTGTGGATCTGTGCTACTGGACCAGTCATTGGCTGAACACCAACTAGCTCGTTAGCAATAACAGTTGGCATAACACGACGGATAACTGGTAGGATAACACGATTTAGTGTTGCTACGTTACCAGCAGCAGTTGCGCCAGCAGATGCGTTTTCAATCAAGTACTTCTTTGTATTCTCGAGCACCATGCTCATTGTAGTCTTCTTGTTGCCGGTTAGACCTTCTAGCAAAGCCTGCTTTGTCTCACCCCAACGTCCTTCTAGTAATTCTTGTGACATTTTAATTGTTCTCCATTTATTAGTTTGTTTTTAGACCAGCTAGACGACGAATATCAAAGATATTGTTGCTTAACTGATCTTGCTTAATTACTCTATCACCAGTTACAGCAGTTTTTGCTTCGTTCAATACTGGTTTAGCAGCAGGAACAGGAGCATGTCCTTCCATTACAGGTGTTAGATATTTCTTAAATGCGGCCTCTAAGCGATCAGTTGGAGTTGACTCCAAGAGTTGCTTCATGACGTTGGCCTTTTCTTTGCTGAGAGGTGTCATTAGTTCGTTAATCTTGTTGTGACGCTCGATTGCTTCGTTAATTCTACGAATCTCAGTTTCTTTAGCCTGTGCATTAGCATTGGCTATTTCTGCACTTTCGCGAGCTTCTGAAAGCTGTTGTTCCATTCTTTCAATGAAACTCTGCATTTTTCTAATTTCAGCACGTTCGTTAAGGTGTGTAGCAGTAAATTCTGTTGCAAAAGCTTCGAATATTCTACGTCCGAAATTATTTTCTTTTGCTTCCTGAATGTCTTCTTTTAATTGCTTGAGTTCTGTACGTAAGGTTTTATCAGTTGCTTGATCAACCAATGCTGCTGAACGCTGAATGAATCTCTCACTCAATGCCTTCAACTTCTGCTTGCCTTCTACTACTAGCTGTACTTTTGCACGAGCTAAATCTGCCTTATCTTCAGCAAATTCAACAATCTCCTTACGAAGACCTTCTGTTACAAATTCGTCTAGTTTAGCTGTAGCTGACTTAATAGCAGCACGATCATTGTGTAGTTCAGCAATTTCTTTTGCAAGAGCTTCATTTAAGTAGTCTTCAAAATAGACAGCCTTAGCCATCATTGCTTCAGTGAACTTCACACGATCCTGGGTGATAGAAGCACGTTCAGCAGCAATCTTTTGGACTTCTACTGTTAGTGATTCTGATACCATACGATCGAGAGCCTCAACCATTGTGGCCTTATCGTGTTCATAACGATTGGCCATTTCTTCACGGATTTCTGTACGAATAGCGCCACGAGCTTCTTCTAACTTGGAATTCCAAGCTGTTTCGAGAACCTCACGGGTTTCTTCATTCAGGATGCCGCTTTCAATTAATGGTTTTAGTGCTTCGAACATTTAATTCTCCTGAACTTATCTTATCTTTAATTCATTGATTAATCTTGAAACTTCCGTTGCAAGATATTTCTGTGCTTGTCGATTGTTGTTTAAATCTTTAGCCATTTCTAGCACACGATGCCCGCCCTTCATGTTCATGAGACCTTCATAAACAGCAGTTGGATATGCACTTGGTGCGCTAGGTTGTGCTACGATGTCCACTGTGACAATGTCAAAGTTACTAACCGTTCCACTACCTTCATTAACATCGCCGCTTCCGCGACTGCTAACGCCAAGCTTTACACCAGCATTTAACATTTCACTTACGATCTTACCCATTGGTGTAGGTAAGATTTTCATTTTGCCGCAGCCTTTTGCTTCATCTAACCACATCTCTGTAATCATATGACTTACACGATCTAAATTAATGCGCAGATTAGTTGGATGATCCACTTCACCTAGCACAGAATAACCTTTGCTAATCTGCTCATTTAGATTCTTAACTGCTCTTGCAATTTCGTGAGCGGGATAAACACGCTGATTAGCATTCTTGACCCCACCCTCAATGAAGATGCCTTTCATATACAGATCTTTACCTTCATTGGCCTTTACTGTTTCCATTCTGGCTTGATCAAAGCTAAGATTTTCTGTTAGAAAGTTCATTGTTTTTCCTTACTTGGCTACAATTGGCTTCTTGTTAACGCCAGCTGGTTCGCTAGTTACAGGCTTCTTAGCACCTGAGAAGGACTTACCTGCGTCGCCGCCGGGTGAATTCTCGTACTTAGCTGGTCCAAACTTTCCATCACCTTTTGCATAAGCATTACTTGGCTTCTTGTACTGCTTGCCGTCTGGATCTTCGTTGTTTCCACCTTGAACAAGATTCTTAGCAGTTCCGCCCATATCGTTCTTGCCAGCTACAACACTCTTGGTGTTCTTCTCGCCTGAATTTTCATGGTCACCAGTATTAGCACCTACGTTTTGACCACGTGGACCACCAGCAAATTCGCCCTTGTATGGCTCGCCGATCTTCTCAACGTATTCACGCATTACGCCTTCTTCTGGCATTTCATGCTCTTCTTCACCAGCTTCGTCATGCATTAGACGCTCGAATTCAGCCTTAAGATCATCAAGTGCATCTTCAAGATCAACTACACGATCTTCCATGCTGCCTTCATCATGGCCGATTTCTTCGTCATCACCAAATGACATTTCATCGCCCTCTTCGTCATCATGTCCCATTCCCTCTTCATCAGCGGAAATGTCGCCCATCATGTCATCAGTCTGGTCCATTGACATACCATGTTCGTTGCCCATGTCGTCCATGTCTTCAGCTACTAGTTCATTATAAATTTCACGTGACTTCTCAACAACAACAGAATGGAAAAGCTCGTTTGCTTTTTCAGTCTCATCATTGATGATGTATTCAATCAATTGTTCAAACTTGTTTCGCATGTATCACTCCTAATAGGTTAATTCTATGCTGTGATTTTATTTACAGCGTAGTTTATATATCTGGGTAAAATAGGGTTATTTTGACTGATTTGGCGGAGATACGCCTATTAAGCTGCTGGCGGTGGTGCAGCATACATTATTTTTACTTTTTCCATCTGTTCTTTAAATTCAACCGCACGTTGATCATTCATCTTACGTAGTTGATTAATCTGTGCTAGTGTTAGTTTAGTCTTACGCAAATCTTCAATCTTATTCTGGCTCTTGTCTTTCGACAGATCCTGATAACCTGATTTATATTCACCAAACATTTCATTTACCAGCATTAAAATATTCCCGACGATTTATTTAGTTATTGAGCTAAACTTCCTTCAGCGCCGGGTGCAGGACCTTGAGCTGGTGCAGGTGCTCCTCCAGGACCGCCAGGTGCTCCTGCTGGATTAGACATTTCTGCTCCTGGTACTTCTCCCATTGCATCTAAATCACCTAGCTCGCCAATTGTATCAAGATCACTGGTAATGCCTCCTGGAGTGATTCCAAGACCACGCATGTCTGCTCCCTGTGCAGTTGGCTCAGCTGGTGTACCACGCTCTTCGTGCCACATCTTTTCATTTTCTGCCATTTCCATTTCAGTCAATCCAAGGAACTTTTTAAGCATGAAACGCTTTGATAAAAATTCAGTATCTCTAATACCAGTAAATGCACTAATGCGCTGTGCATTAAGCTCTACATCTCTATAAGCAGCAAAGTTTTGTGGCTCATTAAAACGTAATTCAAACAAACTGTTATCTAAATTAAAGCCTCTCCACTTGAGAAACAACTTAAACTCTTTGTCAAACTTCTGTGCAATATACTTCTGCAATCTCTTGCAATACTCATTAAAACGATATTCTTGAATCAGCGCAGTTGTTACTTTACCATCTGTAAATGATTTATCGCTATCATCTTTTCCTGTTGGCAGATAGCTACTGGGAATACGCAATCCTCGGAATAACTTATTTTGGAAATAGCGTAGATCATCAATTTCACCTAAATTTTGACCACCTGGCAGCACTTCAACTTTACTGCCTCTACCTTCAGCTGTCTGAGGGAAGAAGTAATCTTCATTGATGCTAAGTGGATTGTAGCTTGCATCCATTAAGTTTTGCCCACCGCCACTTTGTGTAGGAATACGACGCTGATGAATTTCATTCTTAACACGCTCTAGAAAACCCATCTGTAAGTGAGCAGGCATATTACCAACATCAATATAAAATACACGACGTTCCGGAGCACGTTGAACACGATAAATTAATAGCGAATCTTCTAGTAATTCTTTTTGTTTGAATACCTTAAAGATACCTTCAAGTACGCTAACACCAAATGGCCAGTTAACATCAAGTCCTTCAGTTAAACTGAGATGGATAACATGTTCTGCTTCCACTGGAAATTCATTATTTCCTGCTCCAAATCGTGTATTAGGACTGAATAACTCGCCGCCTGCTGTATAACTGCGACTGCCACCCATGTAAGGAGCAAATGCATAAGTGTCATTTGGCCCAGGCGGTCTTGTAATTGTGTCATTCTGCAGATTAGGTTGCAGATCACGAATATAATAAATTTCTGGAACTTTACCTTTTGATTCGTTAACAACGACTTTGCTAACTCTATTCATTTCACTCCAGAACCACTTGTAAGTCTCTGGATCACGAACAAATACTTGATCACCATACTTTAATACATTGCGAAATATTTTAAAAATCTTACTGTCAAATTCATTTAAGTTGTACCAACTAGTCAGCTGTTCTTTAAGGATTTCCATTTCATTTTCAGTTGCTTCGTCATTGAAATGAAAATCAAATGCAGTCTTAGTATCTTCAGCTACTTGTGTGCAAAACTCTGCTAAGATATCTAATGCGCTGTTTACTTCACTGTCGAGATCCATGTTTTCATATTGTGTATAACGATCAATACGATTTGGATGACCACTATAGATGTCAGGCAACATGCTTTGATAGTTTCTAAAAGCAGCATTTGCCTGACTATCTAAATATCCAAAACTATAGTTACTAGTCCCGCCGTTTACAGGACTCATGGCGCCGTCGGTTGCTATACGAAAATGTTTACGCCAAGACATTATTATTTTCCTTTATCTTTCTTCCTAGAATAAATTCTGCAGGTTCTTGCCCGGGTATAAACATTTTAGAAACTTTCCCATTATTATACCATCTTTTTAAACTCATTGTTTGACTTATTTTTTCATTCCTGCCGTCATCTTTTCTACCTAAATTTGCTTGTCTTATTTTTTCAGCGTGATCTTTTGATTTAGGTTTTCTCATTTTTTCTTTAGTTTTTTCTGATTTTACAATTCCCATTGTAGATTCGCTAATTTTTCTTTTTGTTTCTTCACTATGATTCCATCCTGTTGTACATGCCCATTGATTAACTTTTATATTATCTAATAGACCTCCATCAATTTTTCTACCATAATGTTTTATTAAATTAATTTCTAAAGATAAAGCATCTTCTTCAGTTAAATTTGTTTTAATAAAAATTCTTTGTTCTATAGATGGCAATAATGTATTGCTATGTTTAGCGTGTATTCGATTCCTTTTACCTTTACCAATGTAATAAGGTATATTACTCTCATCAACATACTGATAAACATAAAATATCTTGTTTTTCCAGCTCATATTATATTTATATAGTATTAATTGCAGTTTTATTGGTGTTGGTTTCTATCTTAGCTAAATGTTCTAAGCTAGAAGCTAATGCTGTTTGAACTCTGCCCATTGTATTTCCAAGACTTTCTAATAGATCTGGAATCGACGCTTGTCTCTGACTAGTGTCTATTTCTGATCGACGATTTGTATTTCTGCCTTCTCGTTCGTCACGTTCGTCAATATCCTGTCTTGCTTGAGCTTCTGCTGCTACTCTTGCCTGTCTTTGTTGATCAGTTTCATTAGCACCTGGGCCAGAAGGCA